ATCTAGATAGGTCGATCGCGCTTGCGCGGTACTTCCCAGGAAGGTACCGGTCCACGTGATGGCGGCGTCGTCGCGCCCCATGGCGTCGATGATCTTCGTCCCGCCAACAAGACGCTGAATGGCAAGTACCTGGGTACCACCACGATTGATCTTCGCTGGCACTTCCAGCCCGGCGAACACCATGTTTTCGAGCTGGAGCTTCACAGCCATTACTTGATCCCCGTGTAGCCAATGGGTTGCACGCCGCGCGAGGTGTCGATGAAGGAGATGGAGCCCTGCGGCCTGGACATCTCGCCGATCTGGTACAGCGTGACGGCCCGCCCGATTTCACGGCCGTCGATGGTCACTGGAACGGTGATGTTCGCCGTGTTGCCGGCCGCGGGCTTTCCGTACGCCGGCCCGTTGGTGAGCGCGTTGTACCTGGCCTCGCTGTCGAGGGCCTCCTGTGCATCCTTGCTGCGAAAGACCTTGGCCATCACCCACGCTTCGGCGTGACCGAGCTTGTCGCCGAATGTCGTTCCTGATATCAGGTGATCGCTGATCGCCGTACCTACGACCGCGCCTGCCCCCGCGGCACCGAGAACGGCCGCGACCGGCATGGCAAGTCCTTCCAGGGCGGTGCCAAGGGCACCAAAGGATTCACCGAGCTTGGTTTTCCCGAGAACCTCGGAAATCGTGCTGAAAGTCCCACCCAGCGACTTGATTCCACCGGCCACGGACGCCATGCCGGACACACCGGCAAACAACAGTACGAGTCCCTTCGTCACGCTGCCATGTTCGCCCATGAAGCTGGCCAGCTCGCGCAGGTAGGGGTTCAGTTCCTTCAGCCCGGTGTTGATCGTCGGAAGAATTTCCTTGCCTAGCGTCGACTCCAGATTACTCACCTGCTTCTGGTATTCGGCGAGATTCCCGTAGGTGGAGTTTTCCCCCTGCCTGGCAAGGGCATCGACGCCCATCGCGCCGCTCGCCTGGTGCACCGCTGCGCCGATCTCTCCGCGTTCCTTGAACATCGTGCCGAACAGGCCGGAGCCCGTACGATCGCCAAACATGCCGCTCAGCTTCCCCAGTATCTTGCCCTGGTTCTTCGGATCATCGATGTCGAGGTTGTCCTTCCGGGCGATACCCGGAAGGATATTTTCGTTCATGAACTGCAACGGGTTCGCGATGAACTTGTCCGTATCCTTCAGCGCGGCAGGCGTGATTTCCTTCAGGTGTCCAGTGGAGCCTTGCTGCAACGCCTGGCTGTCGAGCAGGCCAAGGCGATTCAGTTCCTCCGCGACCTGCTGCTGGGATTTGCCCGCGACGATGCTGTTATAGGAAGACAACACGGACGCACTCGTGCCCTTGCCTCCATCCTCCTGCATCATATGACCCAGGGCGAAGGTGAAATCGGTGTTGCCCGATTTCATGGCGGCGCCACCCGTCTTCATCATGTTCACGAATCGGGCCGGATCGACCTGGCCGCCCGATGCGACAAACGACTTCGTGAACATGTCCTCCATGGCCGTCGCTTTTTCCGGCGAGAAGTCGCTCATCAGGCCACGCATTTCCATGGCCTTGACGATGTCCTGGAACTGCGACTCCGCTACCTCGCCCTTCCCTTCCCCCATGAACGCCGAGATGCCAAAACGCATCTTCGCGAGCCCAGGCAACAACGCCTGTGTATGCGCGACGTTGGAGGTTAAGCCCTGGGTGTCCGTGGTGAGCTTGATCGCGTCGGTAAGCGTGAGCCCAGGGGTCGTCTCGCTGACACTCTTCGCCGTGGCGAGCAAGCTGCTTGTGGCGCCGGCGCCCAGGTTCATGGCCGTAAGGCGATTCGTGGCCTGTTCCTGCTCGATGGCCGCGTTGACGGGCACCTTGAGCATACCCAGGCCCGCTGCGCCGAATTGCGACAGCTGTTCAGCCGAAGGCATCTTGCTCGAACCGGCTTCCGCGTCGGTATGGCTGCCGCGTAAGCGCCCCGCACCAAAGTCGCTCGGCCACGGCATCAAGCCACCACGGCTGCCGCCAACGCTCATCCCGCGTCCACGGCTTCCGGTAGACGGGCCGCGGTCACGTGTTTCGCGGCTGAAATCCCTCGCGGCCCGTGTAGCCTTCGCGAAGTCATCCGCAAGCGCCGCGCCCCAGCCTTTGGCCGTCCTGCCAATCTCGGCATTGATGGCCCTCAGGGTCGACAGGAAGCCACTGGCTTCCTTGCTTGCCTTGGTGAACTGTGCGGCAATACTGAGGATGGTACCGCCCGTGGCGTCTATCGCCTCGATCCGCGTGGCGACCTTGTAGGCTTCAAACATGCCCCGCCCCTTTTTTGTCCAGGTTTCGCGAGTGGCTCGCCGATCGTGTCGGCATCGAGCACCCGCGGCAGCACGTCGATGTCCGGAGGGCGGACATCAAACGGCGCGTGTTCTATCGAGCATTCCGCCTTGAAACGAGCGCGCCGACGACGGCGTCGAGCAGAAGGCATTGAATCTGCATCTCGTTCAGCGCGCCCGCCGGGCCCATGAATGGGCTGGGCGGAGTGCCGGGCATTCCAATTTCCTGGCCCAGGGCCATCGGGTCGTTCGTCCCGACGATGCCCTTCAAGCCGGATGCCGCGCCCTCGATCCCGGCGCTCATCCCGATGGATTCCCTCGCCGAGTCCGCCACGAGCGTCACCGCGTCCTGCACTGCTTTCTGCAGTGCAGGCGTGGTCGCCCTTGACGCGGCCCGCAAGTGGATGGCGAGAGCTTCGAAGCTGTCGAATGCCATGACTGCCATTACTTGCCTGCCTCCTTGAAGCGCATTTTCTTCCGGTCGAACACCTGTCCGTCCAGCTCGGCGCAGATGATGCAGAACGCGGCACGTGTCACGTCGTCAAGGGCGAAAGCCGTGTTCTCGGAAATGCCGTTCCTGATCAGGAACAGCACCTCCTTGATGGGCTCGGCGTCTATCAGTTTTTTAAGGCTTGCTCGTCCTCGCCCGCATTCCGACGACCGAAGTTCTCGAGAACGCCGTTCATGACAGCCTCACAACCTTCGTCACCCAGGCGATCGATCAGTGTCTCGATCTCACGCTTCGTGCGCATCGATACCGCGTCACCATCGATCGTGCTGATGAAGAGCAACGGATTGCACATGGAGAGATACGTACCATTCGACGCGGTATCTCCCAGTGCCTCGACGAGCTTGAACTGGGCGAGCGGCCCACTCCTTCGCAGCACGATCTTTCGACCGAGACCGTCCGTGATCTCGACGGTCCGTTTCGCGGTGCTAAGGAGCTGCTCGACCGGAGTCAGTTCCACCTTGACTGCATCGTCCATGGCTTACTGCACTTTCTGGCGACGGCTCGCGAAGAAGCCAATGGTCTGGGTGATGACATTGTCGCCCTGCTTGTTACCGGCGTCATCGAACGACAGCGTCACGCCCGTATAGCGATACTGGGAGGTCCCACCGCTGATCTCATCGATCGTTTCGAGGATGGAGGCCGTGAAGCTGTTCTCACCGGAGTAGAAGCCCGCTTCCGCGGCGGCGAAGAAATCGTCCACGACGGAATCGTGACGATCGAGCTGGATCGTGCCCTCCCAACCATCGGGAATGTTCGCGCCGCGCACGACGCCGTCCATGCCCTTTCGGCGAAGCTTGTTGTACTGCGGCTTCGTGTCGAACGCCGTCACGGTTGCGGGAAGGTTGAGCGTACCGGTTGCGGTGATGACCTGAAGCGTTACGTCTTTGCCAAGGCTGAAATCGTTTGCGCCTGCCATGTTGTCTCTTCTCCTGAAATGCGAAGGCCCCGCCTTGGTGGCGGGGCCATGATGGTTTTTATGTCCTGCCGCTTACTGCGACTGCGTGCTCACGCGCTGGACGTCGACGGTCTGCCCGCCGCTCAGGTTGATGATGAACTTCTCGACCACCGACAGGTAGCGAGCGGTGACATCGCACTGCATGTAACCCTGGCCGATACGCGCCGGACTGTTGTTCGTCAGGTCCAGGATCGTGCTGAAGCTATCGATCTGGCGGTCGGAAGGCCCCGTGCCGATCATCGCGACGAGGAAGGAATCGATCGTGGCCTTCGCGCCTGCACGGGTCGGATCGCTCTTGTCGGTCGACTGGTTCTGCCCGATGAAGCGACCCATGCCCGCCGCCAGCGTCGATGCCAGGTAGTTCGTCATGCGGGTGTAGTTGTCACCCTGAATCGCCGGGTTGCTCGACGCGTTATGACCGATGCGCGGGCCGAAGTACGTGCCACCCGGGCACGGGTTCGTGATGACGTCGATGCCACCCTGGACCATCTGCTGGAGATCGGTCGAGCTGTAGACCTGGGAGTTGAGCGACGATTGCGTCGCGATGATCCCGAACACCTGACGATTGAGGCCCGAGTTCTGCGGCGCGGTGTTGGCCAACAAGCCCGCGTAGAAGGTGGCCGGCGAGAGAAGGCGCTGCACGCCGTTCGCATTGTCGGCCCATACGCACCAGTCACCGAGCAACACCTTGATCGCATAGCTGTCGATACCGGCGGTGGCCTTGGCATCGACGGCATCGGCCGGCGTCTGGCCCGCGGCGCCCGCGGTGATCATGTAGATGCCTTCGGACAGACCGAACGCAGCCTGCGACGTCCACGAGGCGACGTCGAAGCAGTCGACCACGGCAGCGACGCTCGTACCGGTACCGCGCAAGGCATACATGCCCGTACGGGTGCCGAGCGAGCCATCCACGCCGATCAGCTTGGCCGTGGTGATCGCCGCCGATCCGTCCGTACCACCCGAACCGGTGACGACGGTCGTCGCCGGCGTGCTGGTCGACGTGCCGACAGCGGCGGTGACGAACTGTGACGGACCGCGCACGGCGCTGTTGCCGAGGTTCACCGCCGCGGCGATGTTCTGCCAGAGGATCTCGCCGGTGCCGGCGATGTTGTCATAGACCTCGGGCGAGGCACCGGGCATCTGCAGCGTCAGGCGGTACGTGGATGCGGCGGAGCCGGAGGTGAGTGCAACCTGGATCAGGTTGCCGAGCACGCCGGTGTACCGGGCCGTGAGCGTGACACCGGCTTCGGGCGTCTCCGACGTGTCCTTCATCACGAGCGTCGCGGGCGTGTCGGTGCCGTCTGACACGCGCACGGCACGCATGTTGTTCGCGCCCTGCTGGATAGCGACGCTGCACGCGGTTGCAAGGTCGTTGGAACGGTTTGTGATCGGGCCTAGCTTGCTGAGCACGTCACCGGCCGAACCGATGGTGATGGGGGCGTTGACCGGACCCCACGAGGCGACGCCAACATAGCCCAGGACATTCGTCGGAACCCCGTTGAGGGTCGCGACATTGGGGGCAAGGATCTGAACGTAGACGTCGGGCACGACGAGCGCGGTGGCGTTGAGCTGACCGGCTTGAACGATCTGAGACATGTATTCTCCAGGGGGAAGACCCGCGCTTGGCGGGACGGACGGTGTTACTCAGCGAATGCCGAGTCAGTGGGCAGCGACGACGGCGCCGTTGACGCTGTTGGCGTCAAAGACCGCGCTCGCTGCAACGATCTGCGTCGTCGGGATGACTTGCGTCGTTGCGTATTCGACCCAGTAGATCAGGTCACGGCGATATATCTTCACAGGCGTTCGCTCGTCCCTTTCAGGGCTTTTCCTGTAGACGAGGCGGCCACCGGTCCCATCGCTGAAGGACAGGAACCGCGTCGAGGCCAGGGCGACGTCGATCGGCGCGGCCAGGCGCGACCGGCTGGCGTCATCGGCACACCAGACGGTGATCTGGATCTCCCGGCGCTGCCGGCGAAGCTCGAGCAGCTGTCGTCCGTGGCCGCCCGTGGCGACATGCTCGATGCCCACGGTGTCGGGATAGGTGACGACAAGGCCCGATGCCTGGGCGCCCGGCACGAATCCCGCGATCACGTTGGCGATGTCTTGCAACGCGTCGCCTTCCTTCACCTGGTACGTGAAGACCTGGGGCCCGGCCTGGACGGCAAGGTTGTCGCTCGGGTGGACGGCACCTGAGACGGTGAGGACATTTCCACTGTGCGTGAGAACCAGCTGCGCCGGCACGCTATCGATCGTTTGTGCCGTGGCGCGATAGCGCGTCGTGGCCTTCTCCTTTCGACGTGGGTACACGGTGACGTGAACGCGCCCGTCCGCGTCGCCGTTGTTGATCTTCGTGATGTCGTCTTGCAGCGTGGTTGGATCGGGCCAGCCGGGATACACAATGACCGGCGTGCCGATGATGCTTGGTGCATCCGTCCCGTTCGGAAAGACGACGTTCGTGACGAGCTGCACGAGCTGGTCCCGAACTTCGGAAAGGTCGGCCATCGGTAGTTCTCCAAAAGAGCCCTGGAACGTGGAAAGGAAGAAGTCCCGGTTGCTTTCCGGGGTCATTCGCTACGAGGCAGACCGCCCGTTCACGCTGACAGCTTTACCGCCCTAAGCTCCACGGTGGATGCAAGGGCGGTGTTACCGGCGACGTGCCGGCCATGACCGCCTGACGGCGGGGTTCATTGCCCTGGCGGGCTTGAATGCTTGCCTGGCGACTTTGCGTCGCGGCCTCGGCGACGGCGACGTTGCTGCGTCGTGTGGTCGGGCTTGTTGCCGAGCAGCCACGACAGGCGGACCTTCAGGTGTTCGAGGAACTTGAACGCCTCTTCA